CGCCGGCATTTGTTCCCTCGAAGACGCCCCGAAAGGAGATCGGTGGCCAATCCACGCCCATGGCGTTGATCTTGACAGTCCCGCCAGGCAACACGTGTCGCACAAGACGCTGTTCGGTGCCCCAGCGCATCTCCGCCGGCACCGCGATAGTGGCGCCCGAGAACAGAAAGCCGCCCAGAGTAACGTCCGTCTGCCCTAGGCCGAGCAGATTGCCGATGGCACCCACGGCGCCAACGCCGGTCGCCAGACCGCCGATGACACCGCCGCCAAGTCCGGCAGTCCCGACCGAATTCAGAAACCCACTCATGGGTAACCCGGCACGAACCCAGGCTGCGGAATCGAAATCCGCAAGTCGCCACCGGTCGGGCCCGCCGACGGCAATTCGCCCTGCGCGCCGATGCTCCGCGCGGTGAAGTCACCGATCTTCTTGCCGTCCAGGTTCACCGATCCGGTCAGGTTGATCGGCGTGTGGCTATCAATCGGGACGGCGGATGCGTGTTCCCATGGATATCCGCCATCCGGGCGGCTGAATGGGATGTGGAACAACGACGGCGGACCGCCAAGTCCATGACTTCCACCGTCGGTATTGGCCTCGAAAACGCCGGTCAGAAAATGCTGGAAGCCCATCCACGCCGGAAGAAACGATTTGGCCTTTGAACCTACGTAGTTTAATGCCGCCGCCGACAGACCCGCACTGGCATTCTCCGCGCTCTCGTTTTTCACGATGTCGAACTTGGCGTCGAAGCCCGGAACGTTCTTATACAACAGCATATCCCTCGCTACCTGGGCGTCTTGCGTCAGGTAGATGGATGCCAAGCGCCTGAACGTCTCGGTGCTCATCAGGCGATACAGCTCTTTGTTGATCGCCGGGGCGTCGGTGATGCCTTTCGCCGCCAAGTTCTTTTTGGCGATATCAGCAAGCCACGCTTGCAGCCCTTGCTTCATCAGCACGTCTTCGTCGTTCAAAAAATCCTTGCCGTAGACGACAGCGCCGTTCCTTCCCGCCGCAGGGAACAATTGTTTGTAGAGGGCGCCCGGCTTGACCATGCCGAGGTCCGTCATCTCATCGGCAAAGTGCCGTGCCATCGAGCCGCCCAGCAACTGGCGTAAGGCCGCCGTCAACCCGGTGCCGGTCCTGGCACCGCCCAATTCCGTTTCCGGTGTCACGACGGCTGCCCATGCTGCATAGGGGTCTTCGATCAACCGCATTGCAGGACCGCCTTGCTTCACGGTGTTTAAGAGGTCATTCACTTTGATCTGACCGTGGCCGATCAGCAGCAGGTCCAGCGCCGCATCCAAGCCAGCCTTGAACCTTTCCGGCGAAATCTCGTGCGTCTTCGGGTCGATTACATCGCCGCGCAACTCGACCGTCTTGTAAAGCCGGGCCAAGGCTTCCGGACTGTCCTCGCCCGTGGCGGCCTTCAATAGAACAGCCGCCTTCTCGGCATACGGCATAAGCGCCCGAACGCCCGCGCTTTTGTCCGGACCCACTTCATCGCCCATGATCAAGCGCATGGAAATTGAATCGGACAGGATCTGCGGGATGGTCCGTCCCCGAACCTGCGGCGCAATATCGTAGGCGTTTTCAGTCAGTAGTTTGCGATCCGCCTCGCTGACCCCGCCAAGGTGCATGGTGGTCAGCTTGGTGTTGATCTCCACCGCCTTGTCGAGCGCGCTTCCAAGCAGTTCCATGAACCGCTCGACCATGCGGATGCCCATGTCGATCGAGTACATGGTGTGTAACAGATTGCCGCCGCCGAACAGCGGGGCAGGCAGCCCGCCGCCGTAATTCAATGGCGGCATGCCACCTCCTCCGAAACCTTGGCCGCCGGCCTGGACCAACCCCCCGGGTGGTGCTGGCATCGGCCCACCAGCATAGTTGCCCCATGACTGGTAGGGCGCCGGAACACCAGCACCGGGCGAATAGGGCATCGCCGGGCCGCCCGGACCCATCGTGAAGTTCGGGCCGGCCGGTGCCGGCAACGCCAGCATAGGCGGTGGCAGGCTGATCGGCCGTCCGTTGGGCGTGTAGCCATAGGGGGTATAGGAACCGCCGGACAACGTGCCTTGCGTGCTGCTGCTCTGGTAGACCACGAGCGCCCGGCCCGCGGTCGCCGCCCGCTCCATGGCACCCGCCGTCGCCTCGGCCTGCCGCGTCACGTCCGGCATCACACGGCCGATATCGCTTGCCGCCTTCGCCATTTTCTCCGAAGCCGCGGCGATCCCGCCCATGCCGGCGCCGACGTTGTTCATGCCGCGCACGACATCGGCCATGTTCTTGTTCGCCGCATTGACCCGGCGCACCACGGCATCCAGCTTCTCGAACTGCGCGATGATCCCGGAAAGCTGGTTGGTGATTCCGGTGTCCATCAGAAGGGACACGCCAACTCGATATGCTTCTAGTATGACACGGCCCTCCTATTCAAAGCGCGCCCGCGCCAGACATCATCCGTGTGGTGTCGAGAATCCCGGTGGCCGGCGCTTCGGCAGCGACATCCCCGCCAGCGCCGCCGCGGCTACACTGCCGATCAACCCTGCCGCGGCCCCGCCGTAGCGGAATGCGGCCAGGCCAAGAAACGACCGCGGCGGAATGTGCTGCGTGCCAAATTCCAGCGCCTCGGCGATTTCGCCGATATTGTCTTCGTGCCGCTTGTACGGCAGTTGCACCATCCGATCCGGCACACCAACCCGCGCCCCACGCACGCCAACCGACATTTCGATGTTGTCATGCAGCGTGCGGGACCGTTCCAACGGATCGTCCGGCGGATAGCCTTGTTCTTCCCGTTCCTCGACGGTTGCGAGAGCCAAGGGCGCCCACGCCTCGAACGGGCCGGTGTTGGCAATCTGATAGTGGCCTAGCGACGCTTGCGCCTCGTCGCGGATCAGTTCAGCGCCCATCTTCAATCCGGCAGTCTCCGCCGCCGGCATCGTCGCCTGCACGCGTCGCAGGTGGGCCGCGAACGCGCCGGGAGAAGGAAATTCCATCATGGACCGCACTCCTTTCCGCTCGGCGTCTCACCGTTCCATGCCCCGCAGCGGCAGCATGCGCCATTAACGTCGCATTGATTGGTCCGTTGACGGCAGGGCCATGACGCCTTGATCCGTGCGAACGGCATTCGTGCCATGAGGCACCCGAGGGCCAGCCAGAACACCGCTTCGAGGTCCGTCACGACTTCCAGTCCCTGCGCGCCCAATCATACGAACGCCCGCGCAGCTCGCCCCGCGCGATGACGAACGCCAGCCTTCGTGTCGGCGACAGCTTTATCGCCACATCCCACGGCACCCCCCCATCGACCAGAAAGAGGATATCCCTCAAAGCGGGGTGCCGGCTGAGTTTTTTGCTGCCTCGTCGTTCACCTCGGCGGCTGTCATTTCGTCGGCAAAGGCGTCGGACAGCGCGTTGATGCCATCGGTACCAAGTTGCCCGACCAGCGCCTTGATCTGCCCCGCATGGGTCGGCATTGGCGTCGGCACGCCGTCGATCGAGGCGACATGGCAAGCCAGCGTCGCATAGCCCATCCAGCGGTCGTTGGTGATGAATTGCGTCGCCGGGCGGCCTTTGGCATCCACACCCGCGGCCTCCAGGATATCCATCGTCAGGATCACATCAGGATGCGGACGCAGCGTGATCTTCCGCCCTTTGGCATCGGTAACGATTCGGTCTTCCGCCATCAGACCTTCCTCCGCCGTCCAGCGAAGTATTTGACCGATTGCTTCACCGTCTGATCCTGCGACCATGAACCCGCATTCGTCAGGTTCAACGTCGCGCCCTCGAACAGATAGGTCGAGACCGACCCGCTCGGCTCATCGATATACTGGAATATCTGCCCGCCCGGCAGGCGTTGGCCGCTCCAATACATCTGCTCGAAGATCGCGGCGAGATCGTCCGCCGTCGAATTCCCCCGGTCCAGACTGAATTCGCCTTCCCACCCGGCAGGAATATCCTTGCCAAGCGGCGTGGCATTCAACCGGCTCACGCGCAGCCCTTTGACGATCTGCGTGGCAGTGAACCCGATCACATGCCGCAGTTCCACCCGTCCGATCAGGTCGAACAGCAACACCAACCGGCAATCGTTGCCGGTCGAGAAGTCATTTTGCGACGTCGCCGAACCGCTCATGAACGCCTCCGGCGCTCATTCACTCCGAAGCTCGCGTGCTCGCCATCTCGATAAGCCTTGCTTCTCTCGATCATGGATTAAGTCCCTTCATGGCCCAAGTCCCTGGCCTGATTGTTAGGAATGGCTGGACGAGATCGTGACCGTGACGCCGCCCTCCAGGTTGACGATGAATTTCTCGTTGATCCCCATGTACCGGACCTGCACGTCGGCCTGCACATAGCCCAGGCCAGTCCGCGACTGTGGATTGTTCGCGCTCGCGCAGACCACCGAGAACGGCAGCGATCCATCCGTGCTGCCAAGCATCCTCTGCGTCAGCATGTTGTTCAGGAAACTCAGCAGGGTCGCCCGGATATTGTTGAACAGGGCGGTATTGATGGTCTGCCCGACATAAACGCCCATGCCGGCTGCCAGCGTGGCGGCGATATAGTTGGTCAACCTCGTATAGTTGTCGCCGTTGACTGATGCGTTGCTGCTGCTGTTGTGCCCGCAGCGGGTGCCCCAGAAGGAGCCGCCGGGCTGCGGGTTGCTGATAACGTCTATCCCGCTCTGGAACAGCAGCGTCAGGTCGGCGGTGGCATACACCTGCTGCTGCCCGCTGCCGACAACACCGCTTTTCTGCGACCCCACCACGCCGTACAGTGGCTTGTTCAAGCCTGACTGCTCCGGCGACAGGTTCGCCAGCCGACCAGCGGCAAAGCCTTGTGGCGACACCAGGCGAAGCAGATTGTTGACCTGATCGTTCCAGTAGAGCCAGTCGCCGTGCATCAACTTGCACGCATAACTGTCGATGCCGGCGGCTGCCTTCAGATCAACCGCCCCTGTGCTGCCGTTGGAGATCGCAAGCGGCGCTCCGGACCCGGCCGGGCACGTCAGGATCATGTAAACGCCCTCGAACAGGCCGAAAGCGGACTGGACGGTCCATTGCGTGCTGTCGTCGGCATCCGCCAGGACGCCGATCCCGCAGCCTTGGGCACGCAGCGCGTACATGCCGGTGCGCGGCGTCGTGTCAGCCCCGACCAGCGTTGCCGCGGTGACGGTGTTCGCGCCGTCAGTGCCCCCCGTCAGCGAATAGGTGGCGTTTATCAGTGTCGTGGTGCCGACGCCCGCGGCAGCAGTCACAAGCTGCGACGCTCCGCGCATCGCGCCGAGGCCGTTGTTGATCGCAGAAGCAAGGTTGAGCCAGAAATACTGCGACCCGGTACCGGGGATGTTGTCGAACACCTCGGGCTGCATGCCGGCCAGGGTGATGATGGCCTTCGATGTCGCTGCCGCCGACCCGCCATTGTAGAGCAATTGGATGCTGATGCTGTTGCCCAGCGTTCCGGTGTACTTGGCTGTCACCGTCAGGCAGTTGGTCAGGATGGTGATCGCCGCCTTGACGTCCGTTCCGTCGGTGACGCGAACGCAGCGGAAATTCGCAGCACCTTGCTGCACGGCCGTGGCCACTTGCGTGCCCATATCGAATTTGCGGTTCTGCAGCGGGCCGAACTGTCGCGTGTAATCCGCCATCGTGCCGCAGACAGCGGCCGTGTTGACCGGGCCCCAGGCCGCCGACCCAACCACCCCGATAATGTTCGTCGGCACACCGTTCAGAACAAGGTTCTGCGGGGGCACGATTTGCACGTACAGGTCTGGCACCACCAACGCATTCGTGTTGGTGGATCCCTGCTGAATGATCGGCATGCGCGAGGCTCCTAAGCGATGGTTGAAGACAACTGGCCGGCGCTACTTGTGTTGATCTGTCCGAACAGCATGCCGGGCGCCGCTCTGGTCGAAGTTGTCCAGTAAGTGACCAGATAATTGATATCCCGCCGCCAAAGCGCCGCCTTGCTGGTGATGTCGTCGCTCGATGATCCGGCCCACAGAACCCGCGCCCGCTGATCCGCCAATTGCATCCAGCGCAGGTCGGACAGCCGCCCATCCACCGTCGAGCAAATTGCATCCCGCGCTGCCGGCGTCGGCGCCCAGCACGTCAGCATCAACCGGTCCACCTGTTGGCGCGTTCGCCGCATCGTCTGGCCGATCGAACCGACCCTGGCGATGATCGGGATTGTGGTCGAGATCGTCATCCCCACCCCGCCTGCGATCAGCGCGATAGCCACCGTCTCGCCCAGGCTGATCGGGTTGCCAGCATTATCGGTCACCGGCATGCCGTCTTGCGTCGTGACAATCCCGCCGCCGGAAATCATCGCTGCCAACCCCACGGCGATCGACATCAGGTTGTCGCCGGACTGCACCGCGTAAACAACCGGCCAACCGTCCACCAGCAGGCCCACCAGATTGCCGGCGGTCGCCGTCCCCGTCAGTGTAACCAAGTTACCAGACACTGCCGCGGCGATGGTCGGCGCTGGACCCTGCAAGCCGATATCCGGGTCAAGGCTGCCGTCGCCCAACCGCCCTGAGTTCCTGCCGTGAAAAACCGTCAGGTGTGCGATGCCCGCAGCCATATCCCGATCGATCTGCTGTGCGTTCCCCCAGCCCCGGTAGATCCGCACCGGCAGCCCAGCAATCGAGTTCAACAGAGCGATCGAATTGCCGTAGGCCGCTGCGACGTCCCAACCGCCGGCCTGGACGCTGCCATAGCCGCCAACCCCAGCAGCACCGGCTGGATACAGCACGTCGGCGACAAGCGCCGCCAAGCCGTTCTCCACATCGCTGATGTCGGCCATCTCAGGCCGTTTCAAGAATGGCGGTGCAGCGGTATCCCAGGCTGGTCAACTCGACCATGCTCAGGATCAGCCGAAACGTATCTACGCCGTCGCTGTAGGTAAGAATCTGATCGTTCCGCAGGGTCGCGCCGGGGATCGCCGGCAGTAGCAATTCCTCCCAAGGCTGCTTCGCGTCGCCGGGCAGTCGCGCGTCGCCTGTATCGCCACGAGGCCCTTTGGTCAGGAAGCCCGGCCAGCCGACGATAACCAGCGTCTCGACGGCGCGGATGTCGCCGCTGTAGCCAGGATTCAGCCCCACATCCGCCAGCATGGACGGGTTCGCGATCGTCACGACCCTGTTGCACACGACCAACCGCGAGGTGCGGAACGCGTCCATCGTAGTGATGAAAAAAGTCTCTGGAGTCGGCGTGATTAGGTAGTCACCAACCGCGACGCCTGACTTGTCGAATGCCCCATACCATTCCTCTGGTTTCTGCCGCTGCCGCGGGGCGATCTGCCCGAGGTTGGCGTTGGTATCGAACAGCACCTGCAGCGTCCCAAGCAGGTTGCCGGAATCGAGCGGGTTCATCGGGCCAGACGGCCGATACCACTGGCACGCTACGCCAAGGGCAGCCGCCACCTTGGCGAACCCGGCGTTGACCTTTGCCTGCACCAACGCCTGGTTAACCATAATGTTTCCTGGATTAAGGACTGCGCATGGCCCGGCGCTCGGCCGCTACCTCGCAGCGCCATTCCGTATATCGTTTCGCCGAAGTGCCGCACGCCTCCCGCCACGTCTCGGTCGGGTGACCGTGCTGATACAGCCGCGACGCCTCCGCGCACGCCGCGTCATACCGTTGTTTCGCCGCAGGCACGTCAGGCTGGCGTGGTGCTGCTCGGGCACCAGATGGTGCCATGGGCAACCCATCGCGCGGGGAGCGCGCCTCTGGCACGACGGGCAACGGTGCCGGATCGAACGGCTGAACACGTATCGGGGCAGGGCGCAGCGGAGGCGAGGCAGCATGCGCCGCCGGAGCGTC